GATGCTGCTGTTGGTGGCTATGGCGCTGGTGCTGACAAAGCCCTTATTGAAGGACAGGTTCCTTCAGTGGCTGACGTAGCTCTCCCTTCACTAGCCGGAGCTACTGTCGGCACAGCCTTCCGTTCTCCCGGTGCAGCCAGAGAAGCTGCGGTTGCTACCCGCTTCCGTGAGCTAGGCAAGATTGATCCACAGTCTCGTGGTGAAATCGCTGACATACTGAAGAAGTATGATGGAAGCTTTGATGCTGCGAAGGAACATCTCGGAAAAGAGTTAGACTATGCTTCCAAGGGTTTGGATGACGTAACCAAGGCGTCCATTACCGAAGCTAAGATCAAGCTTAAGAATGGTCAGCGTTTGGAGCCTGAAGAGATACAGGCGGTTGCTAAGGCTGATCCTGAAGCCGGTAAGGTTCTTCAGAACCTAGACACCTTCAGTGTCATGAAGGGTTTGGATAACGGTGGTCTCTCAGGGTCTGCCTTTGGTCGCCTTCTGAACCCCTTCCAACGTGGTGCTCACGGTGACGTTCCGACGACACTGGGTCGCTTTGCTGAAGGCGCTTCTATTGGTCACGCATTCTGGGCGCATGACCCCACTACGGCTGCTGCTGTTCTTGGAACACAGCTTGGTGGCACTATGGCGCTTAAGGGTGTCGATGCGCTTACGGGTGCCGCTAATCCGGCTCGTGTCATCACAGACAAGTTCGCTGGAACTGCTGAACCTACGCCTAGTATTGCTCAGGCTAGGGCTGCTGTATTTGCTAAAGACTTGGCTGACAGACAAGCAAAGGCTGAAGCGGCTAAGGGTGAGCTTGAGAAGGCTAAAGCTGCTGAGAAGGAATTGAAGCAGCAAACTACCGACGAAAAGATCAAAGCCAAACAAGCCGAAGCTGATGCTAAAGCAAAAGCTAAAGCTGACGCCTTAGCGATGAGAACGGCAAAGCAAACATTAGATGCTCGTCGTAACTCAGACGCCATGCGCGAGAAGTATAACCAAGAGCAGATTGGTAACTTCCAGAATAAAGCCAGCGAAACATTCAGTAAACTGGACGAGCTTGAGAAGTCAGAGGCACAGGCAGTTGTTTCCAAGCAAAATGCTGAAGATCAGGCACTTCGTCGTCAAGCTGATCTAATGCGTAACAGTCAGGCTGTTGAAGACCGTAGACTTGCTGCTGAAGCAATTGCTGCTATGAAAGCGGATAAGGGCTTCTGGGCAAACCAACGTAACGGGTTGGCAATTAGAAGCCGTAGTGACATTCCAGTATCTGAAGCTCTCGGTAGAAACCTTGGCGACAGTCAGAATGTTCCACTTCCTGAAATTGTGTCCTCGAATGCAGTGCCTAACATCAAGACCGCTCTTGCTGTTCAAAAAATGCGAGACACACCTACGGCAACCAGCGCGGCTTTGCCTTTAGCGGTTGCTCGTCTCAAAGCAAGGCTTGCATCTCAGGAAGAAGGCGCTGTTCCAGAAACTGCCCCAGAACCTACTTACAATCCTAACGCTACAGAATGGGGTCCATCAAGTTCACTTGCTGGAACTCCTGCTTCTAGGGCTATGACGGCTGCTAGAGCGCTAGCTCGACACAACGCCAAAGTCGATAAGCAGAACGCTGCTGCAACAAAGAAGGCTGAAAAAGCTAAAACTGACACAGCGTTAGCCAAGGCTGCTGAGACAACCAAGAAAGCAGAGACTAAGGCTAAAGAAGCGGCACAAGATGCTGATGAAAACATGGTCGTCGTAAGGCACCGTGGTCAGGTTGTTGAGCAGAATAAGAGTAAGGTTACAAATGTCAGTGGTTGGAAGCGTTCAACCATAGATAAAATTAATGACCGCATGGATGTCATTGACGAAGCTAAGAGCATGACAAAAGATAAACATGTTCGTAACCTTTTAGATCAGCTTGCCAAGAACTGGAATACCCACACCAAGAATGACCAAGATATAGCCTATAGTCATATGGAAGACATCGTGAATGACGAGAAGCTTCCTAAGGATGTCGGCAATTATCTAATGGACAATTGGTATAAGGTTCGTGGAACTTGGAATACCGCTAAGGGATATGCTGAAGATGACTGACATCATTCATATTGGTGACGGTCGTTACATCAACTACACGGAGGGCGCAGCTTTGCGTCCTCCAGTCATCAAAAAGAAATGGGTGCGCCCCAAGTTCGACCCTAGTCGCCATGCGACCCCACTGATTACTCACAGCCACAAACGTCCTAACAAGGACTGGTCGAAGCTCTATGACGGCTTGGTGGGCTACCGCGAGTTAGTCGAGTTTCGCCAAGGTCGATACATGAAGTTCATTGCTCGTGGGCGTCCTTTTGGCCATACGCGCGGCTTGAACAAACACGAGTTAAAGATTGCTCATGACGCCGCTCGTGAACAGGCAAAGAAAGACATGGAACAGATTAAGAAAAACATTGATATGACAGAAGCTGCTGAAGAAGCCCTTGAGGGTGCTATCACAGTCCTTCGTCAGCCTGCGTCACAGCAGGTAAAACTGGCGGCTGCAAAGCTTGTCCTTGAGTTCACCAAATCGAAACCCGTCGCCAAATCTGAAGTCTCTGTGAACAAGGCTGAAGAGTGGCTGGCGTCTTTGGCTGCTGATGACTGACGCTAAAGTCATCCGTAAGCGACTTTTCGATGACTTTGAGTTCTACGCCAAGAACGCCATCAAGATCAGAACTAAAGATGCGGACGTTAGACCGCTAGTCCTAAATGAGCCACAGAAGAAGCTACACGCTGCTATTGAAGCTCAGAGAAAAGCTACCGGCAAAGTCCGCATCATCATTTTGAAGGCCCGACAGCAGGGTTTCTCCACGTATACCTCTGGCCGCATGTATTGGACCCTGAGTCAACGTAAGGCTCGCAAAGGTCTTGTGGTGGCCCATCAGGCCGATAGTTCACGCACCATCTTCGATATGTATAGGCGAACTCACGCTGAGATGCCTGAGCTACTGAAGCCATCTACGAGCTACTCCTCTCGTAAGGAGCTTGCTTTCAGTGGCCTAGACTCCGGTATCATGGTGTCTACCGCAGGCGGCGAAGGTATCGCTCGTGGTGAAACATTCACCGACACTCATTTGTCCGAGGTCGCCTTCTGGCCTCCAGCGACTGCTGCTGACAATTTGAACGCCTTGCTACAGGCTATTCCAAACACAGAAGACACGAGCATCTACGTCGAGAGCACTGCCAACGGTATGTCTGGTGTGTTCTATGACCTTTGGAAGGGTGCTGTAGATGGGACTAATGGTTTCATAGCATTCTTCAGTGCTTGGTTCGATACGCCTGAGTATACTGAGGAAGTCCCTGAGAACTTTGAGCGCACTTACGAAGAAGAAGACTTAGTGAAGGCTTATGGTCTCACTGACGGTCAGCTTATGTTCAGACGCCGTAAGGTTGCTCAGAACGGTATCGACAAGTTCAAGCAAGAGTATCCGTCGAATGCCGACGAAGCATTTATTGCCTCTGGTCGCCCTGTGTTTAACCCAGATCAACTGCACAGAATGATGCAGGAGGTCGAGCCTCCGCTTTACCAAATGTCTCTTGAAGGACAGACGTTTGAAAAGAATGTCAGAGGCGAACTAAAAGTTTGGAAAGAACGTGAACTTGGTGATGAGTTTTATATTGGCGCTGATGTCGCTATTGGCATTCAGAAAGGCGACTACAGTGTCGCTCAGATACTCGACAGTCAAAAGAACCTCGTAGCATCATGGCGAGGGCATATCCACCCAGATAAGTTTGCTGATGTTCTTTTTGCTCTCGGTAACTATTACAACGAAGCTCAAATTATTGTCGAGAACAATAACCACGGCCTGCTCACTGCTGTAAGGTTGGGACGCGACTTAGCGTATCCACATACATACACAGATGTTGCTGAAGGCCAATTGAACGACAGAGATTCATTTACAATTGGTTTCAGGACAACAAGCAAAACAAAGCCGCTTATCATTGATCGACTTCGAGCATCATTGCGCGACGAAGAGTTATGGATCAAGGACAGAACTACTCTTCAAGAAATGCTCACATACATTGTGACTGACACTGGAAGCATGGAGGCTGAAAGCGGTTGTTTCGACGACTGCGTCATGGCGCTATGTCTTGCAAACCACATTCATTGTGGGAAATTTACTCCAGTTGACGTTACAAACGAATACTACACAAAAGCGATTTAGCGAAGGTGACATCAGAGAAGACGGTTATATTTTCAGGGCATATTTAAAGCGAAAGCTTGTATCAGGTGAAGTTGTTGCTAATGAGCAGTGGCTTTCTCCTGAATCCTATCATCGGTATAGGATGACACATGCCCTGACATCTGCTCGAAAGCGGGCAGCAGATCAGAATCTACCGTTTGATATAGATGTGAACCACTTACTGAGTATCTACCCGAAAGATAACAAATGTCCAATCTTTGGCATAGAGTTGTCTTGGGGAGATAAGAGCGGTCGAGAAACAAGCCCCTCTTTGGACAAGATACATCCCGCATTAGGCTATGTTGTTGGTAATGTGGTTTGGATTTCTAATTACGCCAATCGCTTAAAATCAGACCATTCACTAGACACATTGCGAACGCTTCTTGCGTTCTATGAGAAATTGGAGCGCAGGAACGAATGACTGACAAACCTCTTAATGAAGAGGCTATCGGTGTTCTAATCGACAGAAAGATCAACGAAAGTCTTATCTGGTATAACGCCAAACTCAGCCGTGAGCGTGAAAAGACGATGCAATATTTCAACGGGGAATTACCGTTGAGACAATCGTCTGGTTCATCGAGTTACATCAGTACAGAGGTGTATGACGCGGTAGAATCTATGAAAGCCCAGTTGCTTGAGACATTTTCGGCTGGCAGAGAAATCGCAAAGTTTGACCCAAATTCACCCGAGGATTCTGAAGAAGCCCGCATAGCAACTGCGTATTGCGACTATGTTCTATTCAAACAGAATGATGGCTATAAAATTTTCAATGAAGTTATTCATGATGGTCTTATGGCTCGTGTTGGTGTCGCTAAAGTATATTGGGAAGAGGACGAAAAGTATATAGATGAAGAATTTGACGACCTAACTGAAGATGAGGTTATGGCGTTAGCTGCTGAAGAGGATATTACTGATCTTCAAGCAGATGCTGATGAGGACCAGCCTTCACTATATAGTGGTAAACTTACCCGTAAGATAGATGCGTCTCAGGTTCGTATTGAAGTAATCAATCCCGAAGAGTTTTGCATCGAACCGCAAGCTAAACATCTCGGCCCTGAGTATTTCTGTGACCATAGGTCTCTGAAGACAAAAGATGAACTCATAAAAATGGGTTTTGATAAAAAGAAGGTCGATAGCATCTCACGTGTTGAGGATAAGCTTACCTTACAAGCTCTACCGGAAACGTGGGCGCGCTTTCAGCAGCTTGATGCTGGCTTTAAGATTGATACATCTGAACAGCAGGATGAACTCAAGACTATTTTGGTCCATGAGTGTTACTGGAAGTTCAAGAAGCAAGGCGATAAGCACGCAAAGCTTCACAAGATAGTTAGAGCAGGTAACGTAACTCTTGAGATACAGGAAGTGGATGATCTGCCTTTTGTAGTGTTCACCCCGCTTCCGATTA